ATTCCAACGGGGTCAGACGCCGACTCCGAATCGACACAGACGGAACCCCGCTAACAGAGGTATTACCATGAAGAAACTAGCAATTACACTTATATTTGGGATTTTGGGAGTCGGTGTCTACGGGCAGACAATCAAGACGCTTGGATACAATGTCAGCAATAATCAGGTGGTATTTACCCCAACAAACACGAACAGTCTGACCTTCTTAAAAAACATTCAGATAAAAGGATCTGACACCACAAACATCCCAACACTGTTTTGGCAAACTTCTGACGGTGTAGGAGATGGAAGCATGCTGGCTTTTTCTCGTCGCCATGCGACTAACCTATGGTTTGGCATCAACCAAACAAACTGGTCGCAGGGGGTGTGGGGGCAAAACATTCAACCGACTGCGGATGGCAACAATTTCACCAGAAAAAACACCAACTTTGGTTCTGTGTCTCTTGTTTTGGAAAACGAATACAACTTTGAGCAAAACACCAATAATCCGCCGCGCACCGTTGCCGAAATGTATTTTCGCGTGGACAGCGCCGATGGCACTCAATTCCGCCCGCTGATGTTTGTTGGAAGCCAAACAAATCCAGTTCTTGGTTACGGTGGATCTTATTATCCATTCACCGTTCAAACTACAAATTTGGGATTTAACGCTACACACGCTTTCACGGTGGATTTTGCCAATCCCGCCGCAGGATCGACTATGCAAATACGCAACATGGCAACTAACAGCGGAACATATGCACATTTGGAGTTTATCAACTCGGCCAGCACAATGGCTTTTTTTGCCAAGCAAAATAAATTTGAGATGTATGCAAACCATTCGCCTTCTTTTCATGTGCTTCAATCGGTCACAAACGGCGTGATCATTGGCGGATCTTTCGCTTCATCTGCCGCCGCTCGCGTTCAGCTTGGCGGTGACACCCGCATCGACGGAGCAATCAGCTTTGACAACACCACCAACGCGGCCACGACCCGCACCAACCTCGGCCTCGGTAACGGGGTCACCACCAACGTAACCTTCGTTGACGCCGCAACCAACACCAATACAGTGTCTATCTCCAATGGTATTATTACTGGCTGGACACAATAGACTTAACACCTTACACTTTCTACTTTAATGGCAACAGGCAACGCAGAACTGGAAAACCTACCAGAGAGTGGTGATCCCCCGAAAAAAAGGATCAAATCATCGGATAGCCTTGTAGCAATCGCTAACAAGTATATCGAACAAGATGAGGATGCGGCGTATCTTCGGGCGCGGGCGCAAGCCCTAGTCAACGGCGAAGCCCCATACGATGCCGAAGAACTGAAAAGTAAGGGGTTAACCCATGTGGTCAACGCCAACTTCGGAGAGGCAAATGCCATCATGGAATCCGCATTGGCTCCGTATATCGAACTCCAGAATGGGGTGCCGCGCATTGCCAACGTCATTATGGACTCTTATAGTGGAGATTCCAACGAGGACTCTGAGATCATCTCTGAAGAGTTTGATTGGATGCTTAAGGAGTGGAGCGACCATGCTTATAACATGCAGCTTCTTTCCCGCGAATTTGTGGGTGACGGAGTCGGGGTGGCCATGTGGCCCGACGAACGCTCCATATTTTGGGAGCCTTGCGGACTTAAAGACTTCAAGGTAGCCCGTGATACCAAAGTATCAGATGAGTCTATTGAAGTAGCTATCGTACAACGCTCCATGAGCGTGAGTGAACTTTACCGCTATATCCGTAATCCCAAAGCCGCGAAAGATCTGGGATGGAATATCAACTCAGTCAAGCAAGCCATCTGGAAAGCTTCGACTAAGCGCGATCAATGGAAAAATTATACCGCCCATTGGGAAGACTTTGAGCGCGAAATTAAAGAGAATGACCTATATGCTGGGGAGTCGGCCTACCACCGCGCACAACTGATCTACGGCTACAACCGCGAATTCGACGGCAAGTTCACCCAGCTTATCGGTTCCCGCGATTCTTCGGACTTTCTCTACGAGCGTTATAGCCGCTATGGAAATGTGAACCAATGCTTTGTCATCTTTACCTACGGAGTGGGACAGGGAACATTTCACACGATTCGCGGACTCAAACAAAAGATCTACAACCAGATCCAAATTTCCAATCGCGTTCTTTGCCAGTCGGCCCAAGCCGCAATCACATCTGGCTTGATCCAGTTGCAGGGTGACGCCGAAGCCATCCAAGACTTTCAATATATTGAGGTCGGGCCTTACACGTTCATCCCTAGTGGACTGACCCCGATCCAACTTCAACCGCCGTCGATTGCTACTCAGGGTCTTCCCGTTTACAATTTGATGAGCCAAGTTTTACAAAACAACACGGGCAGCTATCGTTCCCGTCAGGCCACTCCAGACGGACAGGCACGTTCTGCTACTGAAGTTGTCCAGCAAGCCCGCCAAGAGTCCACGCTCAATGCCGCAGCACTGGAACTTTTCTACACTCCTTACAATAAGCTTTTGACAGAACAATACCGCAGGGCGGTCAATCCTCTGCTTACAGCCAACGACAAGGGTGGGCAGCTTGCCCTTGAATTCCGCCGCCGCTGTGCGCGTCGAGGAGTTTCCATTGAGCGTATGCGCCAGTTCCTCAAGGTCACAGCCTTCCGCGCCATGGGTGATGGAAGTCCCGTGATGACCGAAATGGCCAGCAAGCAATTGATGGAACTTTATTCCTTGATGGACGAGAAGGGCAAAGAAAACACCCTGCGTTCCGTCATTGCTGGCATCTCTGGTGTGGGTTGGCAGAAGGTTAATCTCTTTGTGTCTGACAAAGGCCCGCGCCGTGTGGTTGACTTTGATATCGCCAACCTTGAGAACGGCAACCTCCGTCAAGGTATTCCGCAGATGGTTCACGATAGCCAGAACCACGCTGTTCACATTGAGGCTCATATCCCGATGATTGCCGAAATTATTGAGGCCCATCGCCAGCAGCAGATTCCTGACGAGCAGGCAATGCAGATCCTGCGTCCTGCTTCTGACCATGTGACCGAGCATCTTGTCTTCTTCTCTAATAATAGCTATCGGGCACAGGAAGTTCGCGAACTTAAGCGTCAAATCCAAAACCTCACCGCTTATATAGATGAGCTTGAACAACAGGTCATTAATCGTATGATGGCCCAACAGAGCAAAGCTCAAGAACAAGCTATGCAGGCTGGGCAACAGCCGCAGGGACAGATCGATCCCAAGATGGAGATGGAAATGCAAAAAGCGCAACTCAAGTTGGCAGAAATGCAAGAGAAGCGAATGATGAACCAAGAAACTCATCAACAAAAGATGGAGACTATTCGTCAGCAGATGGCTCTCAATGATCTTAAAACCCGCAGTTCTATTCTTGAGAAAACAGCCAGACCCGCAGGCCGACCCCCGATGGCTGCACAAACAGCTTAATTTTTAATATATTTATACTAGACAAAGTTAGAATCTGCGTATAGTTAGACTTTATTAATGGATTGGACAGATCAGGATTCGCGTGAGTGGAGCAAAACTTGGGCTATGCCCCATATGCAAAAGGGGCTTAAGCTTATCTCCAAGCGGGTTCGCCCGAAGCGGAGCAGTAGTCCTGTGGCGCAGGGTTTTGATCTGTCGCCAGTGTTCATTAAGAGCGCGGGTTTTTATGAGGGCAGTCAAGAGGTTCTGGATCTCATTGATACCTTGGGTCAGGGACAGGTAAATAAACCTAAATTTGACTTGCCAGAACCCTTCTCCCATATAACTTCAGAAGAAACCAACTAATATAACTTATGGCTAATATACTTAACTCCGCCCTTACGGGTGATGCAGACTTCGCTGGAACCATTTTTGGAGGGGCTAACGCCGAACCAGAAGTTCAACCTAATGAAACCCCCGCACCCGAAACCCAGCAAGAAGAACCAAAGCCAGCAGCCGAAACCCCGAAAGAGGAAACTCCCAAAACGGAGAAAAAAGCTCCCGTTAAGGCGGAGACCAAGTCCAAAGCAACTAAGGAAGAGATAGAGAAGAAGGTTGCAGATGCTACTAAAGAAGTGTCTTCGGAGAACACTACAGAGAAATCAAATGAAAATGCTTCAGATGATGATCTGCCATTGAATCCCCACTTCTCCGATAAGCCCGTCTCCGATAAGCCTGAAGGTGATGATTCTGAGAAGGGTGTCTCAAGCTGGAAAGAGATTAAAAGCGAAATGAAAAAAGCCCGCGAGGAGCGGGATCGCTTGAAAGCCGAATTGGACGCCACCAAAGAGAAGGTGGGTAAATATGAGGGAGAGACAGTCAAGACCCTCCAAGAAGAACTTGAGAGCTACAAAACTCGCATGGCAGAGCTTAATCGCGAGCTAAAGACCGCAAACTTTGAGCGGAGCCCCGAATACGTCGAAACCATCAAAAAGCCCCTAAGTGGCCTTCAAGGCGATTTGAAGGCTATCGCAGAAGCAAATGACGCTGACTTCTCTAAACTTTGGCAAGCCTTGACCGAACCAGACGCTCGCAAACGTATCGACTCACTGGAAGACCTCACGACTGACTTCAAGCGTATGGAGCAGTTATCTATCGTCAAGATGGCCGATAAATACCATGAGTTGGCCCAATACCATGAGCGGTTTCAGAAGGAGGCAGAATCCCTCGCAGAGGCCGAAAACGCCCGCAAGGCCCAATCCGAACAGGAGTTTATTGAGAACGATCAAAGGCTCCAGAAGGCGTTCACGGCCAAAACTTGGACAAATCTGGAAGATCGCTATTCTTTCCTCCAAGAAATCGACGGGCAGGATGACTGGAATAGCCATATCCGTAGTGCCAAAAAGAACGCCGCAGAGACCAATCTGGATCGCTTGAGCGTCGAAGACCGAAGCGCCATCCTCGCACGGGCTGCTGTAGTCCCCTTCCTTGAGTCGGCAATCAACCACTATACCACTCAGATGGAGAAGGTAAGTTCCGAAAAAGACGCCAAGATCAAAGAACTTCAAACTCAGCTAGAAGGCTTGGTCGGAGCCACCCCCAGCTTGGGTAAGGCCACCGAAACCGATAGCAATGACGATGGGGATGAAAATCCCGATAGCTTGATGAATTTCGGAAAATCTATATTCCGTTAAAATTCTGCTATTGACAATTTAACGCAAATGTAATAGTTTGCGCTCAAGACTTGAGTCTGAGTTGGTCGCAGACGCCTCGCTGGCTGGTTAGCCTTCAAAATTTGTAGCCGTAAATCTCTGGTCGCGGCCCAGAAAATCAACCGATAGACGGGCATCCTATGCCTATCAATCAAACCTAACCCTTAAACTAAATAGAAAAAATATACTAATATGTCAGCACAAACTGCTACCACCTGTGAAGCCATTAGTGATCAGTTTCAACGCGAGACTGGACGTATCGCTCTTGGTACACATCGCTTGGGTCTTTATAAGGATCCCTATATGCGTTTCGTAACGCAATCCGCTTTCCCCGACAACATGGGCGCGGTTATCACCAACACCATCGCCCAGCGCACTGTTGCCGTTGGCAGTGGATGGGAAGATGTCGGCGTCACTGGCGTTGAAGGCGAAGCCAACTCCTGCTTGGCCCCCGTCAAAACCGTTGGCTATGCCTTCGATCAGAAAACCTTCAAACTCCGCCATCAGGCGATTGAGTCGAACTGGATCTGCTTGGAAGACGTTCGTACTTCGGCGTTCCCGATTGACGATGTCAACAACTACATCAAGATCCTTGCCGACAACGTCAACAAAGAGTGGGTTGAGCGTTATGATAATGACTACTACGCAGCCGTGACGAAAGTCTCTGTGGAACCTGGCCTTGCCGAGTCCACGGGATCGACTTTTGGTTCGCTGCCGAACCCGACCTCCGTCCTCACGGTTGGCGTCCTTCGCGAACTCTATGATCGTCTCTACCAGAACAACGCTGGTGATGACGGTGATGCGGTGACCGATGACGGATCGCCTGTGTTCAACGTGTTTGCCGAACGCGCCACGATTGAGAACCTGATCAAACTCAACGAAGATGTCCGTCAGGATATCCGCTGGAGTGATCGCGTTAACGATCTGCTTGGTGCTAATGGCTCCTCGCTCCTGCCCCGTAAGGCTTACGGTGGATTTGTGTTCCATAGCCGCCCGTTCCCGAAGCGTTTCAACGACAACGGAACTGGTGGTTATACCGAAGTTGCTCCTTACGTCTCCACGACTGGCGCGACCAAAGGCACGAAGTTCATCATCAACCCCGCCTACAAGGCTGCGAAATACACCTCCACGGTTGTTTTCCACCCGAAGGCCGTTGAGTGGCTGGTTCCGAATCCTAACCTGAAAGTTGGAAAACTCGTTTACGATGCCCAAAACTATCGTGGCGATTTCCGCTGGATCAACGAGTTCGACCGCAATTGTAACCCTGACAAAAACAGCGGTTACTGGCGGGCGAAGATGGCGTGTGCCGCGAAACAGGTGTTCCCTGAATTCGGCTATTACATCCTCCACTTGCGCTGCAACCTTGCGGCTGACTTGGTGACTTGCCCCACGAATAGCGGATACGGGTATCTTGCTTAATAGCTAGTCTCTATTCATCAAGGCTTGCCTTGGAGTAAAATCTAAGGCAAGCTCTATGAGGAGAGAATAACTATTATGAAACTAACTATACCGACTGATTATACCCTGCCTGAAGATGTTGCTGATGGCGACACCTTTGAAGAGCTTGTGACCTTCCGTGTCGAAGGAGATTCCCTTGTTCCTACCATGATTGCTGGCGTTGAGATCGCCGCTGACGAGGAAGAGGACATGGAGATGGAGGACGAGGCCGCCGACGAAATGGAAGCGGGCGTGTCCCCGATGGCTGGCATGGGTGAGCGAATCATGGGCATGGCTTAAAGGACGGAGACCATAGGCTATGGCTCTCCCCACTTTAGATGCGGTGTTTGCTTCGGCGGCGGATCAGCCCCGAAGGTACATGCTTGCCCAATGGTTGATAGAAGAATTGGGATCTGGATCTATTGCCGATTACGTTACCCTACCAGAACGCTATCTCTGGGCCAAGATTGCGGTGGCCGCAGGCGCACCTAGAAGCGAAGCAGATTACATATCTCTTCCAAAACAGTATGCATGGAAGGCTATTTATGATGCTGTTTTGGGGTCGAGCCTTGGTACTACAGACTGGAGCGAGAAACAAGCTTTGGGGCATATTGCCGCCGCCTATCGCGGAGACACGGCTAACCCCGCAAACCTAGCCACCTATATTGACTGGCCTTGGCGCTATCAAGTGGCTTCAATTATTACAGCACTATGAGCGTAGAAGATATACCAAGACGTAGGGGGATGGAGCGGGGAGTTAAGCTGACGATGAGCGAGTTGATTGCTGGCATTGCCCTGATGGTTACTTTGTTTTCGGCGCTTAATGGGTGGGTTGTCCTCCCAGAACAAATGCGGTCTATCCAAGCCAATGATGCTAAACAGGATGCGCGGATTGAAATGATCAACAAGGAAAACCAAGAGAGGTCTGAGACCCTAGCCAGAATTGACGAGCGCACAAAAAGAATCGAAGATTACTTGAAATCCAAGGGATTCTAGTCTAGCTTTAAATCTATGAAATCATTCTTTGCCAAAATCTGGGGGATTACCTCAAATGTCTTCAACTTCTTCCTTCCTGTCCTTCGGGAAATTGCCTCCTCTTCGGTGGCAGTTCTTCTCCCGATTGCCTTGGAGATCGTCCAATCGCTGGCCTCTACCGACAAGACGGGAGCGGAAAAGCGCGAGGCCGCAGTCAAGAAGCTCACTGCTGCTGCTAAAAAGCAGGGAGTTAGTGCCTCTGAGTCCCTGATTCGTTTTACTGTTGAATCGGCGGTTCAACGCTACAAGCTAGAGCAATAACCAAATGAAAGATAAAATCCTCGCATTTCTAGTTAGCAAGCTGGGCGGAGTCATCACCCCTCTCATTGCTATGGCTGTTGCCGCCATTGTCTCCCGTCTCGCCATGGTTGATCCCAAGTTGGCAGAGTCCGTTGATCAGGTCAGTCTTACTGGCTTCATTGTGGCTCTGCTTATTTCTATCGTTAACTACGTTACAAACGAAGTGAACGTCAGGGGTGTCAAGAAGATCCAAGCCTTGGTTCATACTGACGAGGATGGGGTGGCTGGGCCCATTACCTATACAGAGGTTCGTCGGGCTATCGCTATTAAGAAGCCCGTTCGCCGCAAGAAGAAATGAGATTATCCCATGAAACCCTCAAAGCAATACTCGTCCCAATCCCGCCCAAAGAAGATCGCAGAAATTTCTTTGTCCGTTTATTCAGTTCCCTCAAAGTCGGTATCCAAATCAAGCGGGGCCATGATGGAAAGGTTGCCAAGTCCTACCGAATCGGAGGTAGAGCGGATTTCTAGGAATTGGGATATTGGTCGGCGTAAGTGTTGCTGGTAACCTGATGGGGTCTACCCATGTGGAAATCAATCCTGAAACTACTTGGGCTAGAGTCAAAAAGTGGCCCAGTGCCGTCCTTGCCGAATTCGCCATCCGCATCCAAGCCGAACTCCATGACAGAGCCGAATCCCGAAAAGAAAACCTATCGGGAGACAAGAGTCACAACCCCGAACAAAAGCCGAAAGCCCATAAAGCCGCAGGCCATCGTTCTCCACCACAGCGGGGGAACCTACGCAGGGGGAGTAAGCTGGATCAAAAACCCCGTAAGTAAGGTCTCCTACCATTGTTTAATTGCGCGAGATGGGCGTAGGACGGTCTTTGGTAACGACACGGATCGGATGTGGCATGCGGGGGTCAGTAGCTACAAGGGGAAGAAGGACGCCAATAGTTGGTCAATCGGGGTGAGCTTTGAGGGTGATAGCTACAAGGAGCCCCTAAGTGATGATATGATTGAAAGTGCTATTGAGTACATCAAGCCAAGGATGGAAAAATGGGGAATAGGACTAGACATGGTGTTGGATCATCGTATCATTTCCTCACCAAGGAAGAATGACCTCAATCCCGAAGAATACCGAAAATTTATCACCCGTCTTAAAAAAGCAGTAAAATGAGCAAGCCGTTGAAGCCCAAGAAGAAGCACTACCCGAAAAAGCCCGAAGTCAAATCATGCTACTATTGCGGGTCAAATAATATTGAACAAATCAGAGTGGCGCATGTCGGAGTTATTCGGACATGCAAAGATTGCAAAGAACAGCTAGACTAAGTCTATGGCCTCTCACGATCAGAGACTCCAGAAGGTATTGGACAAACTATGTCGGGATCTGGTTGAATACTTTGATTCGGGCTTTGTCGTTGCCACCTTTCAAGATGGCCCCGAAACCAAAAACGCTTTCCTTAAATTCGGAAATGATTACGCCATCGAAGGCATTGTATCCAATATCCATGACATCCTCTACGGGCAAGAAGAGGATGAGGGCGGGGATGACGATCTAGATGACGGGGATCTGAAGAAGATCATTAAGGACTCTTAACAACCACACCAACACAACACATGACTACAGTATACATCTGTGGCCCTATGCGCGGTCACAAGAACCTCAACCATCCTGCTTTTTTTGAGGCTGAAGAAACCCTAATGAAGGCGGGGCACAAAGTGATCAATCCAGCAAGGATGGATCAAGATCTTGGGCTAGATCCCCACAACTCACAAATGGACAGCAAATTCATTGAGGAGTGTGCCAAAAGGGATATTGATGCAGTCTTTGAGTGCGATGAGTTGGTACTTCTTCCCAAGTGGGAGAAGTCCAAAGGAGCGAGAGCGGAGGTCGCTGTAGCCCAATGGCTAGAAAAACCCTTGCGTATCTACCCATCAATGGTTAGGTTAGATAAAGAAGATGTGTGCGACATTGCCAAGCGCCTTACTTCCTATGATCGCCAAACCGACTACGGAAGCCCCATTGAAGACTTTACTAAACAAGCCAAGATGTGGGGAGCTATTCTTGGAACCAATGTGACCCCGCAACAAATCGCCATGTGCATGATTGCGGTCAAGCTTTCCAGACTCACCAATTCACCGCGCCATCGTGACAGCGTGGCCGATATCTGCGGCTATGCGCGGTGTTTAGATCTCTGTAACCAAGCAACCTCTCTATGAGCAAAAAAATAGCAGTCCTATCGGACTTCCACTGCGGCCACAAAGTAGGGTTAACCCCGAAGGGCTACCTCCCAGAAGAACCAGCCGAAGAGCGGTCACGCTGGGTCAATGCCAACAAAGCCTACTACAACTGGTATAGCCAGAACATCCGCAAAAACGGCCCCTACGATATCATCTTTATCAACGGGGATCTTGTGGACGGTACGGGCAAGAAGTCGGGCGGAACAGAACAGATCACCACCGACATGGAGGAACAGTGCGATATGGCGGTCAAGATTATCCGCGAAATCCCGAAATCCAAAAACTGCAAGATTGTTATCACCAGAGGAACGCCCTACCATACGGGTGATTCAGAAGACTGGGAGAACATTATTGCAGAGCGCGTAGACGCCACAATCGGAGAGCATGAGTGGGTGGAGGTAGAGGGTGTTGTATTTGACCTTAAACACCACCCAGCGGGCTCCAGCGGCATTCCCCATGGTCGGCATAGCGGAGTTGCCAGAGATCGTCTATGGAACCTCATATGGTCTGAAAAGGAGTTACAGCCCAAGGGAGACATCTTTATCCGCTCTCATGTCCACTACCACAACTTCGCGGGAGGCCCAGACTGGCTGGCCATCACCACCCCTGCTCTTCAGGGATTTGGTTCACGTTTCGGGGCTAGACGATGCACTGGCGTAGTAGACTTCGGATTTCTCGTATTTCAAGTAAAAAAAGGAACATACACATGGCAACCCATCATAGCACATCTGGAAGAACAAAAGGCTCCTCTCCTAAAATTGTAGTCCCATCTTGGGATAGTGTCTGGGACTCTTTCAAAGAAGCCCGAACCAAGACCACCAAAGAAGATATGGAGGCAGAGGGATGGAAGCTTGCCCTCCAAGCCGCTAAAGAGGTTGGTCTTTCAAGACAGGCAATGTTCGACCTTATCTCTAAAGATATGGTGGAATCAACCAAGAGAAAAATTAATTACAGTGGCAAAACCAGAGAAATGGTATTTGTCAGGCCGAAAGTTTAATTTTCAAGCCCAGTTTCTGAATTATATTTTCCATCGTATGTCCACCATTCGTATGGTTCTATAACGACATTAGAAACCTCTGACACTAAAACACGTTCTGGGATGGTTCCAGCATTAGCGCCTAATGCAATTGGAATTTCGTAATCAAGAAAATTAAACGAAGCTGATATGCTTTCTGTGTAAGGCGAAATTGGTGTGTTAAAATCTTTAGCGCCAACACCAGCACCAGACCCAACCGTTACGCGCAATATTAAATTAATCCAGAATTCATTTGACTCGTTTTGCGTCTTTGAAAATCTTGGTAAGAAATCGTCTTGTAACGCTTCGCCAGCACCAAATCGGGCAATCAGGTTGCTTTGAAAGTTAGTAATTGTTGTAACAATTTCGGGATCTTCTTCGGTTCCTTCATTTTTAATGGTTTTGCGAGTGTAGGTTGCTGGATAAGTCCATATATAATTTATCAAGTCTCCTTCTGCTTCTATGTTTTTACAGAACAAGTCGGTTTCTTTTTCTGAAGAGTCATGTATAAAATTACTTTGGGTTGTATTATAAATATCCCCGCTTATAAGCTCAACACTTCCAGAACTGGTTATTTCGCTTCCGAGTAAATTGCCATTTGATTCACCTGTGGAGTCATCATCTATTAGTACATGAAAATCATAATCATACGATAGCTTCCACTTTTTGACGCCCCAAAAAAATCTAAGGCATTCTCCAACTGGCATTTTTATACAATAATATTCGTAGTCTCCAGTTCCTGCTGGGGTTCCATTTATTCCACTTGGGGGATAAGAAGTTACGGTGGAACAATTATTAAAAAAATTAATGTGTGATGTTTTTCCCATCAGGTTGAAATTGGGTATATTGCAGGTTTTGAATCAACACAGAATTGACTCAGTGTAAAATCTTGAAATGCATTTTGTTTTAAAGAAATACTACCACCAATTATTGATAAATTTCCAATTATGGTATTGAATTCTGTCTGATTCAAGTCATCGTATACAATACGATCAGGAAGCGTAGATTCATTTTTTATTGAAGCGTTTGCACACGCTCCATTTACAACCTCTCCAAAAAGAATTATGTTTCCATTTTCTGCTGCGTTCCACTCGTCAACACCATCAACAGCAATATTATCCCAAGATCCTATACCAGTATAAAGCGTTCCTTCCATAACTAAGTATTCATATTCTGGAGGATCTGTTTCTGGTATGGTTCTAATTCTTATTCTCCAAGGATGATCTGGAATCAGATCTTCTCCTATCTGTAATGTGTCTGGAACATCTGGATCTGGTGGTAGTTGTAGTACTCGTTTTTTATCTTCTGTCGTTTCGCTTGTTATTGAAAAAGACTCGGTTTGTTTTTTTGCAAGCAAATTTTCAATTTCGATTTCAATGCTTTTAACCTTTGATTGAAATTTATCGAATGTTGTTTGTTCAGCCTTTTCCCAAGACGGCCTTGTGTTTTTAAGAATATCTAAAAGCTCTTTATTCATTTTGATATGTATTTAGCCACGAATCAAGAGGTGATCATATTTGGCAAGCTTTTATGGATGATAAACAGTCCAAACCTCTTTTATCCATATATTGAATTTCCATTTTTGAACCTGTATATTTGTTATTATTCCATTCTTGATTTCACTTGGATTGCTTGTATCAGTCGGAAGCTTTAATAGTGCTTGTGCTTTTGCTTTATCAAGAATTACAAATGAGGCCGCTCCTACAGCACCATCGGGAATGTTTGGTATGCCATTTGACTGTTGGGTTAATTCGTTATATCCTTCTGGCTCTGTATTTTCCAATTCTAGCGAATCGTCACATATGATTGGCCCGAACGTGAAACTCTTGGAAACAACATTTTGCGAAGACTGGAATGCTACATTTTTTGACAAGGCTGTATCACCGTTCCCTCCAATAGAAGTAGAATTTGTTTTTTGTTCTTCTATTCCATTTATTACAAGAGTTCCATAACCAGATTTTACATTAAAAATGACCTCATTAACTTCTGGATATCCGTAGTGATAGGTTCTATTAACTTGTGTTTTGCATTGTCCAGAGTATCCTTTTTTAATATCAAACTCTGGTGATGCATTAAAGTTTTTTGAGGCTCCTGATTGTGAGTTTGCTCTCCAGCTAAGACTTTCCTCAATTATCCTATCATTGTTATAGGTTCTTCCTTGCTCGCTTGATTTTTCAGTAGACTGTTCCCATATCACATCTATCGATACCATTTCATCTGGGAATGTGAAATTTGTTGTAGTGTAAAAAACTTCATTCTCTGGGAGGTCAATTACCTCTGTTTTTATGTAAACTGAATTGTTTGGGTCTATTGGTGAGAGTTCGTGAGAACCAGTAAAAGAAGGATCGTATGGCGGCAATTGGAAGTTGCTTTCAACAAGTTCTTTTGTAATTTTGAATGTAATTCCAGTCTCTGGATCTTGTCTTGTTTCTTCGATGCGTTGAGGTTCTTCAACCGTCACTTTTTCGCCCAAAAATTTTCCACCACCAAGCGGTGTTTTTGAGTTGGATAAAATTTTATATCCTAGCTCAATATCATCATCTTCATTATAGGACTCTACTACGGTTTCTTTTCCCCAAGTTCCTAATCTTTTTCCAATAAGCGTTCCGTCCTCTGCTTCTTCTCTGGAGGTAGTTATTACTCTTTTGGTAAATTTTGTTTGTTGCTGCTCGGATTTGGAAATTTGATCATTTTCAAGGGCGGGCTCTTCAGCCGTTCCTTCAACTGTTATTTGGGTGGTTCTTTCTGGAAGATCTACCCTGAATTTTTCTGGCGCTGGATCGGGTCGATTAATAGAAAATACTTCCGCAGCAAAAATTTCATCAACCCTTACTTCAGTTTTAATAGTCCTTTCATCTCCAAGAGACTCAATAGATCCATCAATCAATAGGGCGTCTGGATTAATTTCCTGTTCATCTTTAGAAAGTGTAAGGCTTCTTGTGGCAAGCTGTCCGCTGCTTATTAAAATTTTTTCTTCAAGCGAAGAAATTGTTTCTACCTCTCTAGATGTTGTTGAAACTCTTTTTACAAATTTATTAATTTGTTGTTCTGATTTTTCAAACTCACCAGATTCTAGGGTGATATTTTCATCAACTTCACCAGCTTCTGTAAATTCTTTGGTGGTGGAAGCATTTTTTGCCCTAAATTTCTCTGGTGTTAAATCAGGTTTTAAAACTCTGGTTATTGCTTCTGAAAATACTTCACCAACTTCTGTTGTCCTAATTAAATATTTTCCATCTCCCAAAGCTTCGCTTTGAACTTCTTTTGTTGCGGATGGCTGCTCATTTGTGTCGCTATTTCCAATTTTTTCGGTAACAGTAGCTAGTTGCCTTTCATTGGTTGTTACTTTTTGAGTCAGTGGCGGGAATGATGTTTCCCTTGAAGCAATTATCTCTCTATAAACCTTATCGTTGATTTGTTGGTTGGTTGCGGAAATCTGATTACCTGAAAGATTTGGGATTATTGCCTGTCCCGCAATGTTTTTTTGCTCTGTCTTAGTGGGAACTTGTGCCCTAAACTTTGCTGGTATGGTATCGGTCTTTTCGGAGGAAAATGACTTGGCGTCAAAAAGTTCTCCAACCTCAACTGTTCGTACGATGTAATTACCATCACCAAGATTCTCGCTTTCGACAGTTTTGGTGGCCGTTGGCTGTTCAATTGTGTCCGTCTTTTGAAGCTTCTCAGTTACGGTGGCTAGTTGGAGATTTTCATTCGTTATCTTTTGGGACAGCGAAACATCTTCTGGTATATCTCTAAAAACTTTTGTCTCTCTGACTAAAAAATCTGTGACTTCTTGTTCGGACTTTGAAATTTCATCATCATCAAGAGAGGGAACTTCTGCCCCCTCTTTTTCTATAGTTTTTTGCTCTGTGGTCGTTTTGAGTTTAGCCCTGAACTTGGCTGGCAAAACGTCAGGAGATTCAACAGAAAATGACTTTCCTTCAAAAATTTTAGCCAATTCGGTAATCCGCTCTACAAAAAGTCCATCGCCAATGGCCTCGCTTTCAACTATCTTTGTTGCGCTTGGCTGTTCGGATGTATCATTACTTTTTAAGGTTTCTGTAACTGTTGCCAAAATCCCATCATTAGTTGTTGTCTTCTGGGAAAGAGAAGCGGGCAACTGTGTTTTATCCCGTGTGGTAGTTGAAGTCCTTTTAAGGAACTGATCTTGTTGTTGTTCTGATTTTGAAATATCCCCCTCTTCAAGTGTGGGGAGTTCCGCATTTCCCTCGACAATTTCTTGGGTTGTTTCGGTGGGCGTTTTTGAACGAAACTTTGCAGGAACAACGTCTGGCGATTCTACGGAAAAAGATTTTGCTTTGAAAAAATCGTCTACCTCGGAAGTCCTTACAATGTAGTTTCCATCACCAAGTGCTTCGCTTTCTACGGTCTTTGTGGCTGTTGGGGTGACTGATGTTTCGCTGTTTTGCAGCGTTTCTTTAATGTTGACCACCTGTTTGAATTCATTGGTGGCTCTTTGTTCAAGAGAAGACGGAAGTTTTGTTTGGTCTCTTGAAGAAACTGAAACCCTTTTTACATACTTAGTCTGTTGTTGTTCTGATTTTGAAATGTCTCCGTCTTGAAGGGTTGGTTCGGCGGCTGTTCCTTTTTCTGTAAATTGTTCTGTTTTTACAGGAATTTTAACCCTGAATTTTGCGGGAGTTATGTCTGGCTTTTCGACCGAAAAAACACGGGCATCAAAAACTTCTGGAACCTTGACCTCAGTTTTAACAGTCCTTCCGTCACCCAATGCCTCAACGCTGGCATCCACAACAAGCTCTGATTGTTCTATTGTTTGTGGGCCATCAGACAAGGTGAGCCTTCTAACCCCTATTTGTCCATCAGAAGTAAGAACACTCTCGGTAAGCTCTTGTTCCTCTTCTGTTGATCGCGTGGTGGCGGATATTCTTTTTACAAACTTATTAATCTGCTGTTCGGATTTTTCAAATTCCCCAGAAGCTAATTCTGGAAAATTGGCAATACCTTCAACCGTTTGTTCAAATACTTCACTCTCTTGTGCGCCCCTAAATTTTTGTGGGGTTAGATCTTCTTTTATTTTACGAAAAGTTTTTTCAGCAAACACTTCGGGAACTTCGGTCTTGCGAATTACATAGTTTCCATCCCCTAATGCTTCGCTTTCGACGGTCTTGGTTGCCGTGGGAACCTCGTTTGTATTACCAACTTGAAGCGTTTCAGTAATGGTAACTTCTTGCCTGTCGTTGTCGGTAGACTTTTGAAGAAGCGTTTGTGGTAAAACGGTTTGATCCCGCGAGGTGGAAGAAACTCTTTTAAGAAACTTATTTCGCTGTTCTTCGGAGCGGGAAATATCTCCGTCTTGCAGGACGGGAATTTCCGCATTTCCTATCACGATCTCTTGATCGGTTTCAAGCGGAACTGCTACACGAAACTTTTGGGGAATGGGGTCGGGACGTTCGACCGAAAAAGTCTTGGCGGTAAAGATTTCGGGAGTATCGACAATCCGTTCAACTAGGGATTCGGCGTCCTCGCGGTTAACCTCAACTGTTCTGGTGGCCGTAGGATTCGGAGGTACATACCCATCCGATCCCTTGCGTTGGGTGGTGACCGTGACTAGCTGTCCATCATTGTCGGTCGCCAAACCAACCAGTTGTGGCCCGTCTACTTTGTAGGTCTGGACAATCTTAACTGAAAGAAATTCATTGTATGGTTCGTAGGAGGTTTGAGTAATAACCCCGTTGATATTCTCTAGAGATCCAACCTCTTCTCCAGTGGGAACAAATAGTTGACGGCGCTCTTGAACGGCCCCGCGAGACGCATCATAAAAATCCCGATCTTTAATCGGAAAAAGAGAATTGCCATCTTCGTCGGTTTTAATCGACCAAGTCTCTTCGATTTCGTTTGAAACAATAGCTGATCCTTCGCGCCCCTCGTAGGAAATCTTCTTATCTGCTGCTAAATCAGCTTCTTGACCTTCATTTTTAACCGAACGTCTACGTCCCTGAACTGGGCCTAGATCATCATCGTAGCGGGTAAAGGGCACCCAAGGAGCGGGAAGAATTTCATAGACATGAGTAACCCGTTCATCCCCATTGGAGGGCTGTGATCCAGTAAATACATGGTTAGGATACCGCTTGGAATCTGGATGCGGGCTTAGATCCTCTGGCACCCGATATCCCGCAACACGGGGATCAAGTCTTAATCCAATTACAGGGTAATCTCTGTCATTGCCCGCATACGAAATAACATAGGAGCGGTTCAGGGGTGGTTGTTCAGCCATAGAATCACGAAAATCTAACTCAAAAATAAGGTGGCGGCAAGATCATTTTCCGCTTGCATAGATTTACAAAGATGATAAGTTGCTTGCTTGGAGGGCATTCGCCTTCCTGTTTTCATGTGTGTGGGGCGGGGTCGGGCTAAAAACTCGGCCCCGCTTTTTTTTGAACGCTTGACAAGCTGGGTTGTCGGATATAACGAACATCTACCTATATGGCATATCAATCAAACCAACCCAAAGCACCAGTCCTCTCACACTTCACCTTGGCCAAGAATGGGCCGAAACTTGTAGCCGTCAAATCGCCACCCAAGTGGGTGAAGAACAACTCGTTGTGCGTTATCGAATTAATCGTTGATGGCGCGGCCCATGTGTATTTTACTGAGAACAAGGACATTGCGTCGAAGTTCCAGCAATATGTGGGTAAGTCTGTAGTGCTGATTGCCTCTGGTAACTCCAAGCAAAAGACCGATTCCATGGAGATCCAGCCTGCTGGAGTTCCCGCTTCCAGCCTACCCGCAGCCCAGAGTGCCCCACAACAGGCCCAGAAGCCCGCAGAAAAGGTTGTTACGGCTCCAGCCCACCCAGACAAGGACGCCAAGCAATTCCTCTGTCAGGCGGCAAATTTGATGCGTCTGTGCGTCAAGAAGGCCAACGATATTGCAGTGGAGTTGAACCTTCCCGAACAGCACCGTCAGGGGATAGCAACGACGATGTTTATCCAAGCGGATAGACAGGGCTTCATTCAAGTTATGCCGATCACTGCGTACACCCCCGAACAACTTGGTTTCGGGGCGAGCAAGGCCGAATCCCTCAAAAACCCCGAACCAAACAATGACTGATGGACGAGAGCGCGGCATCGAAATTCTGTCGCATGATAAGGGATCATTCCTCGTTCAAAGTCGGACGAATCGCGAAGACTACTACTTGGTGGAGTTCGCTACCGATGAAATCGGGGATATCACAGGGTGTTCCTGCACTTGTTCAGGCTATCAATTCCGCAAAGAGTGCTTCCACATCCGATATCTCTGTAAACTCTTGGGCGTCCAAACGCCGAAACCAACAAACAACCAACTAATAGCAGCATAGTATATGAAAAAATCCAAAGGAGAAAAAAAGATCAGTAAGGTCATGCGCGAGTATGGCAGTGGTAAACTCAAAAGCAGTTCTGGCCAGAAGGTCAAGAATCCCAAACAAGCCATTGCTATCGCACTCAGCGAGGCTGGCATGAGCAAAAAGAAAAAGAAACGCTAAGTCTACAATCACACTGGGGTATATGCCTACTATTACCAATATATTCGGACTACCCCAGCCCTTTGTGGATTTGGTGAGCGAATCTAGCTATTCGGCTGGCGAGGCCGATATCACAACAACCAGCCTATTCCAACCTCCGAAGATTCGGGAGTTGATGAAGCGCCACGGAGACAAGGTTACTGAGGATGCTTCGGATCGCGTATGGACAATGCTTGGTACAGCTAATCATTACGTTCTTGAACAGATTGCCAAACGCAATCCTGAACGCTACCTTACGGAAGAGCGCTTCTATATGGATATAGATGGCGTGAAGCTTGGTGGACAGATCGATCTCTATGACAGGCAAGAGCAAGTCCTCTATGACTACAAGGTCAGTAGCGTTTATAAAGCCTTGTCCGATGACAGGTTTGACTGGACGGCACAAGCCGCCATCAACACGCTCCTGCTTGGGCACAATGGATATCCAGTAAAACGTGCGGCCATCATTCTTGTAATGAAAGACTGGAAGTTGCGCGACTCCAAAATCAAAGCTGATTACCCCAAGTGCGCTATTGTGGAAATTAAGTTAGATCCATGGAAGCCCGAAGAAACATTTGCATATATCAAAAGTCGGATTAATCTCCACCAACAAGCAAAAGACCTTCCCGATGACCAGATACCGATCTGCACCGAATCCGAACGTTGGCGCGTCCCAGACCTCTATGCCGTCCTCCCGAAAAAGGGAGCCAAGCGAGCGGTTAACAATGGGACTTACGAAGACCGACTACAGGCTGAGTCTCACGCCAAAAGTATCGGAGGTATTGTTGAGGAACGGCTTGGGGAAGATAAACGTTGCGCGGACTACTGCCGTGTTAGAGGCCATTGCAACTACTGGAGAAACCTAAAAAAATGAAAAAGAAATTCAGCAAAACTGTAACCAACCCTGAAACAGGGCGTAAAAAAACCGTGAAATACGGAGAGAAGGGGAGCAAGATTGGCCCCATCGGTAGCCCCCGTGCCGATGCCTATTGCGCCCGTAGTAATAAAATTAAGGGCGATTGGCGAAGTGACCCAAATTCACCGAACAAACTTTCCAGAGCCAAATGGTCTTGCCGAGGAAATAAAAGCATCAAAAAATAGTGGTGGTGTAATGGCTAAATTTGGTGTATGGTAATAATCTATGAACTTAGATTTGCCTAAAAACATCATTAGCGGCCCATTTCGTGAGAAGGGTAGAACACTTTACATGTTTGAATGTCCAATATGTAAGAAACATATTAAAATTAGAAGGGAAATAATCCACACTATTAAAAGTTGTTTTTCGTGTCATCACAAAGTTAAAAGACCAGACAAGCCAGACGGAGATGTTACTTGGTGTAGTAAGTGCAAACAGTGGAAGCCATCTGATCTTTTTTACAATAGAACCGATGGAACGGGTCGTCCTTGCAAACACTGCGAAACGTCTTATCGAATTCAAAACATGAAAAAAATAAACGCTTATTCAAAAATATACAGACGAAAAAACATTAACAAGTCCATGTTGTTCGCGGCTAGAGCAAGAGCAAAACAAAACAAACTTCCGTTTGACTTGGATGTGAATGATATTATTGTTCCTGAAACATGTCCAATTTTAAACATTCCTATTTCTACTTGTGGGGACAAGCGTAATAGCCCATCCCTTGACAGAATAATTCCAGATCTTGGTTATGTTAAAGGAAATATTCGTGTTGTATCATGGAGAGCCAATTGGATCAAAAATAACATGACAAAAGAAGAAGTTGAGAAATTATACATCGATTCAAAAAAGTGGGGTTGCAGCGGAAGCAAATCAGTTAAGAAAGGAAAATAATACTATGAAAAAACGAGGACTATACGACAATATCAACGCAAGGAAAAAGGCTGGCACTAGCCGCCCTAAATCCAAATCTACTATAGACCCCAAGGTCTATAAGAAGATGAAGAGCAAAAAGGGCGGGTTCAAAGAAAAATGAAACCACATCCAGACGATAGTATCTTTAAAGTCAAAGACTTTATTAATGAACTCTCGCGGGTTCAAGATGCTTACTTTGAGTCATTGTGCTTTGAGCTTGAATTGGGTGAGGGAGAACTTAAAGATCATCTATTTGACTACGTTTACAACGACCAAAAGATGGTGACCTTTGGAGAATATCTAGACGAGCTTGGTCAGGGAGATCTTTGGGACGGGCTGTGACCCTAAACATCTTTACTATTGTTCTTGATGGCTCTCCGTGGATCGGGGCGCAGTTTGCCGAACTATGCCGATTAAGGGATACCGACTGGCATTGGTCGATTGTTGAGGGGGCGGCGATGCCGCAGAAAGATACCGCTTGGATGGGCAATCAGACTGGGAAAGTATCACATGATGGTACTAACCAGTTCCTACAAGCACTGGCACCTCATCCCCGAATCACGGTTAACTCCAAAGCGGAATGGGGTGGAAAGACGGAGATGATTAATGCGGCGTTGACGGCATTCAAGAAGGATGGCGTCTTGCTTCAAATGGATAGTGATGAGTTGTGGACGTTCCATCAGATGATTGAACTGCTTTATCTGTTTGAGAAAAATCCCGAAGCCAACACCGCTCAGTTTGAAATGGACTACATGCTTGGGCCCAACGTAATATCCACATCCACAGATGGTTATGGGAATAGAGCCAATGAGTGGGTGCGGGCTTGGAGGTATAGTGTTGGACTCTGGATGGAACGCCATGAACCTCCCGTATTCAATGGAAATAAAGGCAAACTGCTAGATCGTAAGGCAACGTCTGCGACAGTCGGAAGCATTCTCCATATGGCATGGGTGACGCCGCAACAAGTGGCCCAGAAGCAACGTATATACAAAGGCGGATACGAGAATGCTTGTGAGGATTGGGAAAGATTACAGAATAATACGGAATGGCCCGTAAAAGATCTTAAACAGTTTTTGCCATGGGTGGGAAGCGGGGCTTCGGCAGATTTACTTTTCAAGTAATAATCTGCTATTGACCTTCTAGAGATGGCATGGTAACTTCGCGGGCAAAATGTCCTCATTAAGTCTAGGTCTCGCTTGCGAGAGAATCCCCACATCAGTAAAACCAGTTGCCGATCCTCCCGATCTGGCGGGTTTTGATGCAGAGGCCGAACTCCGCAACAACATCAATCGCTTCTGTGAGCGAGTGCATTCGGAAGGGAAATGGGTCGGCACCTTGGTTCAGGCCATGATCACGGCCTACGAGGACGCCAACGACAACAAGTTCATTACCCTCCCTCGTCATCTGGAGACCTGTATTCGGGCGGGTAAAGCGGGCTATAAAACCACTTCCGTTCAGAGCGAGTGGTATCAGTATCTTCCTCAAGGTCGCGGCATCCGTAAGGCTGACGAGAAATATTTTGGCCCGATTCAAGACATGGGCGAGGGGTTTGTTACGTTTCGGGACATTGAGACGCCGTCCCAACTTACCCTATCTAGCAGTGAAACAGAGTGTGCAGGAAGCTACATCTGGATTCGCGGAAAGGACTCAAATGGGAATAAAATTTATTCTACAGTGGATGGAGAACGAGTGGAGGGAATTCGTCTTGACCTTGGAGATGGAACCCAAACCACAACCCAAACATTTGCGGAGATCTATTCTGTCGAGAAAACCCCTACCACGGGCGTTGTCTCTCTATCGGCTGGGGCGACCACTTTGGCAAAATACGAATCGGGCGAGAGGGTAATCAGCTATCGCCGCTATCTGGTAGACCGCAATTGGGATGGGGTACAAGGCATCTTCAAGCGCAAGCATTGCTGGGCGATTAGCGACAATGATCCGCTTTATCCTGACTCACTGGAAGCCATCAAGCTTGGCCTTATGGCCCTCAACGCCGAAGAGAAGGCTGATGTCGAGCGCGGACAATATTATATGGATCGTGCAATTTTACTTCTCAACGCCGAACTAAAAGAGTATAACGCAGGGCAAGAAGGGGTTATGCAAATCGCTCCTTGGCTTACCCGCCGACTCGTAAACATGACTTAATTATTATGGTTGGATCTGGACTAGGAAATTTTATGACTGGAGGAATGGGCATTATGGGCCAGCAAGACTGGCAAAAACGCGCCCGTGAAGAAGCGTTTGGAAATCTGTATTCTCGCGGACTACAAATGGAAGGAGGCTCCCCAATGGCAGCAGACCCAATGCAACAATTTCGCGCTGGAGCCTATGCCACATCATTTTTCCCACAAGGCGCAACATTTACAGGTGGATCTACGGCTGGTGGAGGAATGCTTGGAATGTTTGCTGGTCAGCGCGTTCCAGCGGAACTTGGCGGTCAAATGAAACAGGGTAATTGGTGGAATCAAAATCAAACGTTTAGATTTCCATATTCTTAATATATGCCCCCGCAAAATCCATTCTCTTCATTTGCCGATCAAAACTCTTTTTTGGGGCAACCATTGTTGCCAAGGGTTGGTCGCGCACTTTCCAGTATGTTTTCCTCTATGGGGCAGTCAATGGGAGCCAACCCTCCAATGCCTGCTGGTATTCGCCCGATTCCACAGGGAGCCCAAGCTCCCAACCTAAATCCTGTTCCATTTTTACAGAGCCTTAATCCACTTGCCAATACGCCATTAATTGGCGGGGCAGCACAGGGGCGCGGGCCTCGTCAAGAACTCCCAACTCCCGTAACTCCAACCTTTCCGAGCGGAACTCCAATCGGTGGATTTGATATTTATCCTACGGTTCCGCAAATGCCGCCAACTATGCCGAGTACCCAGCCAGCGCAAGTTGCCGCCGCAAATCCCCGTCCAGCCACGGCAGACGATATTGATGCGTTTTACGGCAGGGGTGCATACGCCCCACAGCCAACCACCCCTGTTGCGCCAGCTACACCCCAGAGAGTTGGGGTTCAAACCGCCTACGGAATGGTTTATCCAACAAGGGGTCAAGAGGATGCTGCACAGCGTTTGGCTCAAATGCCAAAAATGGGAGCAAGGTTACAGAATGTTCGTGAGCAGCTTACTCAACAAGATCGGCTTGAGCGGGCTAGACAGGGTGGAAGAGAGATGGCAAAAAGAATAGCAAAAGCAAATGAAGATTATTTTGCGTCTCAACGTGGCGGGCCGCAACCACAGCAACAAACAGTTGCACAATCCCAAACAGCACAACGAGCGCGGCCAACCACTGGCGGTCAAACGACCCAACGCTCTTGGAGCAACTATACAGGAAACAACCCAATTCGTGGGCGCACATATAACAACACCCCTTCCAGCCTTTATGGATTTTCAGGTAGCGGACAACCTATGGTTCGTATTCCGACTGGTAACGGAGATGTTGTGTATGATGAAGAGTCTGGAAGGTATATTCCTGTTTAAAATATTATGGCAAATGGACTAACAGATTCTGATCTAAATCGCCAACGCCTTGGATTCGGGGTTGCTCCTGATACAGCAAGCCGCCGCCGCGCAGTTGAAGCTGGCATTTCCCCGCTTACTACAGGTGAACGAATTCGTAGAGACTGGGGATGGGGGCCGTCTACACCAGAAGAACAAAAAGCATTTCAGGCAGCAGAAGTTATTGAGCGTGGTGGGCCAGTGGAACAAATGCCTGTTGAATACGGCGGTCGCCCCACTGGAACCACCCGCAGAGCTATCAGGATGCAAGAAGAGTGGGATAAGCGACAGCAGGATTATCTTCGTAACCAATTAATTGGGCAACAAATGGAAGAATCTGCTATACGAATGGAAGAAGTTGGACTTGCGCGTGAGGCGCAAGAAATGGAAAAGGCAAGGCAAGCAAAGATCAGGGACGAAGCAAAATTTATTTTTGATTCAATCCGTGGGGGTGTTCAAACAGGAACCGATGAAGCTGGTAATCCAATATTTTCCGAACCAATTAATCCATCAAATGAAAGGGATCTTGAAAGGATAACAAACTTGATGGGGTCTCAATATGGAATGGAAAATGCGGCGGCAAGACAGGCTGTAATGAGGCTGTATGAAGATGCCTTAAGGGCACAAGAGTCTCGCGCAACACAAGCCGAAAGAGGTGTTCAAGAACAACAGTCTTGGCTTATTGGACAGCAAGAAGAGGCTGCTACGCTAGGCATTGATGCCACAAAATTTTTCACAACCGATCCACAAACTGGAACCATTTCAAAGGTTGACCAACTTGGACTCTCCAAAGCAATTGGCGAGGCAAAACGCAAAGACTTGGAAAATAAAAACAAAGAAATTGCATCAGCAAAATTGGACGAGGAAACAAAGGGATTGGCGCGTTCCGTTTTGGATGAAATCAACAAAACTGACTCCGAAATTCGTAAGGCCAACTTTGATGCTGGCAGAACCAAGGGGACGATTCGTGAAGAAAATGTCGCCAAGGCCGAGTTCCTTCGTAGCGAGCGAGATGTTTTGGTTGAGCGATTTAATGGACTGATGCCACAAAAACCAGCCGAAGGATCAGAACAAACGCAACCTGAAATTCCTAAATTTAACACTCTTGAAGAGGCGGAGGCGGCGGGGCTTCAGGCTGGAACAATTGTTGAAATCGGAGGACGGCGAGCTAGAATAGACTAATGGCCATCACGTTTCTAGATGAAGAAGACGAGATTGCTCCTGCTGTGCCAACGACTGGTAAGCGCGGGATTACCTTTTTAGACGAGGAAGAACCGACTGCCGAGGAGGCGGTTAAGCCAGAGCCAGAAGTCCTCACTACCCAAAGCGGACGCAAGATTACGTTTTTAGATGAGGAGCCGACCACTCCAACATCAAGACTCCTTCAACTTCCAGAAGCCCCAAAGACTCCAGAGTTTACTACACAAGCTCCCAGCGAAGGTGTTCTTCGTCAAGCCGCCGATCTTCCAGTTCAATTTGCTGTTGGTATTAATAACTCCGTTAAGGGGTTGACCGATCTTTTTGGTGCAGACAATCCCGTATCTCAAAATCTTAGCCAGAACGTAGATTGGTATCGTTCTTTACTTTCGGCGTCCTCCAAACAAGACGAGGAAGAGGTTGGGCGCATTCTTAAAGAGGCAGAAGATAAGGGAATGTTGGATCAGTTGTCGGCTGGTCTTGAAGCATTTACCGTTGCTCCTGCTGATTTTGTGGCTTCGGGCTTGGGATCGCTTGCCGTGTTTGCTGCTGGCGGTTTGGCTGGTAGGGCTGCTGGACTTGGGGCTAGAGGTATCCAAGCTGTGCAAGCTGGATTGGGCGCTGGTATGGGGGCGGGTATTGCCAAGGGTGAGATCTACCAATCCGTAAAAGACGAGATGCTGGCGCAAGGCAAGACCGAAGAAGAGTCTCGTCAGGTCGCCATGGAGGCTCAGTCTTTTGGTGGAAAGAATCTGGATCAGATTTTGGTTGCCGCTGGTTTGGGTGCGGCGTCAGCCTATACTGGCGCTGAAAAGATTATCAGCAAGGTTTTGACCAAGGGCGGGCTTGATGCTACGACTACCAGAGTTGGCAATATTCTCAAGACGGGATTGACTGAGGCGGTTCCTGAGTTTGCTCAAGCAGCACAAGAAAAGTTTGCTTCCAACCTTGCTCTTCAACGCGAGGGCGCGAATATTTCTCTCACTCAAGGCATCTTCTCTCAAGGCGCTATGGAGGGGTTGGTTGGACTTGGTCTTGGTATGGGTGCTGGAGCCATCGAGCCCCGCATCCAAAGACCCACTACCGAACCTCCGTCCAAAGAACAGGTAGCCGCCGCAGCGTCTGAAACCCAAGATGTGGCAAGGCAGAATAAAGATGTGGCTCCCGCTACCGCATCCCTTGTTGAAGGCCAAGCAGAACAGATTGTCCAAACCCAAGAAACCCCCGAACAGCGAGTAGCCCGCCTCCAAGAAGAAGCTACCGCAGCAGCAGGAATAGAACTAGAAGAGGAGGGAGTCGGGGTCGAGCCGACAGTTACCGTAACCCCGCCCGTAGAACCCGCTCCCGAAGGCGCAGTAGCCCCTGTGGAGCCAGTTGTTGAGCCAGTAGTAACAGAGCCGCAGCCTGTCGCAGAAGTCGCGCCAGAGGCCAGCGAAAACGTAGCGGCTTGGAATCAAATCAAAACAGAATTCGCCTCACTTTCGGAAGGCGATGTGAAGGCAGGGCGCGGACAATTTTTCGCATACAATCCCGACCTAAAAGAAGAAGCTAACGTCCATGATGTAGAGAAGAAGATTACAGTTGGCCCCAAGTTTTTTGAAAAGACTGAAGCGCAAAGGCTTGAAATCATAGGTCACGAATTTTCGCACAGACTTTCTGATTCAATGCTGAAAGATCTTTCGGCGTTTGACTTGGCAGACGAGGGTGCATTCGGCCCCAAAAATCCCGAAACAGGAAAGCTTTCTGAAGGAATCAACGGACAAGACACTCCAGCAGAGAACATTGCAGAAGCCGCTTCCCTAATCATAACGGGGTCTCAGGAGGATATTGACTTCTTGAAAGAGAGATATCCCATTGCTCTTCAAAAAATTACAGAACGGATGATTCAAGAGGGATACCCTGTATCAGATATCGCCACCGCCGCTTTGGCCCCAACCCCCGAAGCTGCCCCCGCAGCAACCCCTCCAGCCGAGGTGGCTCCCGAAGTGACCCCTACTCCCGAAACCCCGAATCTTGAACCTCTACGCCGAGTAGCAAGAGCAGAACAAACAGAAGAGGATGTTTCGGGGTTGGTCGGTCAAGGACTAGTCGAGCTATACAATGGCCAACCAGTGATCACGCAAGCGGGTCTAGAGGCGTTGCCCGAAGCAGAGCGCCCAAGGCTGAACCCCGAAGCCCGAAAGATCCAAATCGACACAGGATCAAACGAAGTAGTAGCCGAAGCCATCTCAAAAAATCTTCGTATCGGAGTGGATCAGGTAGGGCCAAACGTCACGCTACCAACGGGATGGACGCTGGAAGGAGAGATCTATGTGCCGCCAGCCCCGCAAGTTGTCCCCGAAGAAGCTGTTGTTCCAACGGTGGAACCAATTACTCCAGAAAAACAAGTTGTTCCAGAACAACAAGAGCTAGTTATTCCAGTTGCGCGAGTTGAACAAGAACAGGTTAACCAAGGAAAGCCAGATGTTGCCAAGATCATTAATCAATTCACAGTGCTTGAAAGAGCCGCAGTTGCTGGTAAGTTGCTAGAAGAAGGATATATCGATGGAAGAACAGCAGACAGATTCGTTAAGGAGGCAACCAGTGAAAAAACTGGAGGATTCTCCATGCAGCAAATCGGAGATGCCCAAACATCCGCCGATGAAAAATTCAATCAACAAATCGCAGCGGCTAGAACTGCTCAACCAGTTGCGGGAGAGGTATCGCCAACGGAAGTTGATCTCGCAGCAGAAGACACAGCAAGAGCAAATAAAGAAAGAATTAGTCCAGCCAGAGCTTTAAAACCAAAAAGCATTGTTGGTAAAACGGCTCGCGAGGCACTTACTTATCTTTCCAGCCTTAATCTTGTTGAGTCAAGAGACTGGGACGCCGAGGGCGGGATTGCAAGATGGAGAAAAGATCCCAATATTCCAAAGCCTTTTTATGCACAGATTCAAGATGCGGCAGCAATACTTTCAAAGCTTCCACTTAAGCTTCTTGATGCTGATAAAATTATTTCAAATGCTGAAAGAAATCGCAAGGGTGGAGCCAAGCGATTTGGTGATGGAGATATAGGAATTCCGTTAACGGAAACGGTCAGGATTCAAACGGCCACTGGAGCTTTTGTAAGAAGGTCAGTTGAAAAGCCATTAAATGTTGCAACACTCGTACACGAAGTTGGACATACTCTTACCGCTGATGCCGTAAATAAATACATTACAGCAAAAAATCCCCAAGGATCTGAATATTTAAGGGCTCTAGATAGGGCTTTCAAAAACAAACCAACTCCACAGCCAGTTAAAGATCTTATCAATCTTTATAAGACAACCATTAATCAACTTGGACTTGAAAAAGAGTACTTTGGAAAAAATGGATTAGCTGGCGGAAGAGCCAGAGACTCACAAAGAAAAGCTTTTGATAAAAAAATTGTAAATAATCTTACGGGAAATCCATTTACTTGGAGCCAATATTATGGTCTGGCCAATATTGATGAATTTGTGGCGCAGGCTTGGAGTAGTCAGTCATTTCAAGACCTTCTTAAGCAAATAAAGGCTCCAGACCAGCAAAGTGTCTGGACTAAATTTACTCGTATTATTCGGGATTTGTTTGGATTCCCCACAGATTCCATGGCCAGTGCGATCATTGATGTCTCAATGCAAGTTGCAGAACTTGAAGCTCCCGTTACCACTGGAATGACAGTTCAAGAAAGAATAGATGCTGAATCCGAGGCAGAGCCAGAACAGCAGCCAGAAAGAGTTATTAGCTTCTCCGATGGAAGCCCCGAAGCATCTACTCTATCTACTATGGCGGCGTCTATGGCCAAGGTGGATGCGGCGTCCGAGGCTAAAGGCCCGACCACCTACAAGATCAGCGAGATAGCTTCTATCTGGATGGATCAGGGTGGCGATACCCGTCAACTCCAAGATCTCATTACGGAGAATACCAACCTCACCCCAGCCAATGCCAAGAAAGTTGCCAATGCCATTGCCAAGCAATACGATATCCAACAATCTATCGCCACTGCATTCCTTGAAACCCAGACTGGTCTTTCGGTGGAGGCATTGCCTGAAGGTGTGACGCTTCCCAAGGAGGTTGATCCTGATCGTCCGCGCCCCGTCATGCAGCGTCTGTTCGATGTGTTTATGGGGGTCAAGGTTCCGCCCGTCAAGATCACAGTCAACGAGAAGACCGCTCTCAATCAGCAGATCCGCCTCAAAGCAGCAGCTACCCGCGAGGCCAAGAAAGCCCAACAAGAGACAGCTAATGAAGTGGTTGAGATTATCAAAGCTATGGAGCTTCGCGGCCCCGTTCGTCCGAAACAAGCCCAAGCCCTTGCCAAACGTGCAGCCAAAGTCATTTGGACTAGCGAGAAGTCCATCGAATCTTTCACTGATTATGCCGCAAAGGTTGTTGAGAATACCAACTATGATGCCGATGTTCAGGCAGCGCGAGACGCACAGAAGCGAGCCAAGGCACTTTCCACACAACCGAAGGTCGCAATGTCTCCGCAGCGAGGTATATTGGAAAGTATTGGCAAGATTGCCGTTAATCGTCTTGATGATCCGAGAATGTTTGCTGAGATGGTAAACTACTACATGCGGGGATTTAAAGCTGTCACATCTCCCGACTATGTGGTTGTTCCTGATTCTGAAATTAAGGGCTATATTTCAAGCGCGAAGGATGAAGAGATTCAAAGCCAACGCGAGCTTGATCGTGCTGTAAACCTCCGCCTTGCCGAGAAATATGGGGTTGATCCCGAGGAAGTGAATGAGGTTTTGGCGGCGTTCGATGTCATTAAAGAGATTGAAGCCAATGAAAATCGCGAGGCTATCGACAATCTTTTGACCGAGAAAGCCATTGAAACCCGCGATGGGTTGCGGGCTTATGACTCTACCCCACTTCGACAAGACCAGCGCAAGGTGGTTGATGCTATGGCCAAGGTTGATCCAGCGGCCTTGGATGCCGAGGAGCGCCAACGCTTTATCCGCATTGCCAACAATGTAATCTTCAACAACCAAACCAATGGCGCGGAATACTTTATGTCTGTAGCCAACGGCCAGCAGAATGCCCGTATTGCAGCACAAGATAGCGAGATGGTATCCCGCAATAAGGCTTGGGTAAACCTCCTTCCGACCTTTGGATCAATCAGTGCTGAGAAGACTATGCGGGGATGGGCGCTGGAACTCCAGTCTGTATCTGACACATTCCGCAATGCTTTCGGTCTTAAATCTATGGCCAAGATCTACAAGTCCATGGGCATGCTTGATCTCAATTCAAGTTTCACACAAGCCAACAACACCATTGATCAGATTCAGGAAGAGATGGCGGGATTCCATAACAAGCTTGAAAAGGACTATGGTGCAGCTTCGCGCAATCAAGATGGTCTGTTGGCCGAAGGTATAGCGGGATTCCTGATTCAGCGCGTTCCACAAAAAGACGATGCCGATTCCATTGCCCAGCGCCGAGACCTGATTAGACAGGACATTTCTAACCGCCGCCAATCTGGAGAGATTGATCGCGTGGCAATGGCCGATCGAATTGAAGCAATCCTGAATCAGATCGACGGAACCTCGACCCAAGATATTTTGGATAAACTTAAAGAGACCTATCGCCCTAACTACGATTCATTGATTTGGTATAAGGATACGCTACTTCCTAAATACAAAGACTTCCTAAAAAGCTTTGACGAGAACTTCAACGACCAAGCAAACAACTACGATAACCCTGACTATCTTCCGATTGCTTTTAATTCGGCTGGGCCTTCGCTTGCTATCACCAAAGAGGAAGAACAGGTGTTCTACGATCAGGTTTCTCTTCGCCCTAAACAATCGGCCAACACTATTAAGCGTGTTGATTATTCAACACTTCCCAAGGATCGCACTACGGGAACACCAAAAGAAATTGAATTCAATCTTCGCCGCAGTGCGTTCAATAGTCTGTCAGACCAGATTAACAAGGCATATACTTCTGGAGCTTGGCAGCAAATAGCTTCGTTTATGAAAACCCCTGAATCGACTCAGGTGTTTGGTGGGCAGGCAAACAAAGACTTCTTTGTGGATCGCCTCAATCGTTTGCGTCTTTCAAGGATGCGGCGAGGTGCCATGAGTCGCGGAGCGTTTGAAAAAGCCGCCGATGCTGTTGGCGTTATCTCCCGAAAGCTTGGTACAGGCATTGCCCTTGGTGGCGTTTATCAGTGGATCAAACAGCCCCCAGATCAGCTTGTGACAGCTTGGGGTAGTGGGGCGCGAGGTGAGGTTTTGGCCCGTAATATCGCACCATCTAATCAGAGAGCCGCCCGAACCCTGCTTAACAAATTCTCAATCGGACGGCGCGGTGACGCATCTGCTGGTTACAAATATATCAACCAAATGGAGGGCCATCAAAACAGACTTGAGCGTTACTTCTCTGAAAGTAAATGGGATCAGGCCAAAGAGCAGGCTGGCAAGATTGCTGATGTCTGGATGATTGGCCTCAAGAAGTCCGACTTCATTGCCGCATCCGCAGCTTGGATGACCTACTACGAGACCGAACTTAATAAGCGCAATATCCAAATTACGGATTGGAATAAAGAGTCTGAACTAATTGACGGCGATAATGACAGGCAGGAAGCCGCAGCCTATGCCGAGCAGATGACCGACATCTATCAGGGATCTTCCGACCCCACCCAAATGGCGGTGTTTGCCCAAAGCGGAAAATCTGGTGCCGAGAATCTTCTTAAGGCTATGTTTGTTCCCTTCAACTCGTTTGCTGTTCAGCAACGCATGAGGCTTTATTCCGATGTCCGAGACGTTTTGAGCGGGGACAAGCGTTCGCGGGGCGGGCTTGCAGGAACAATCGGTGGCCTCATTCTTTTCCACGCTACCAAGCGATATGTCCTTCCTGTTATTTCTGGATCAGCAATTGGAGTACTCTACAGCTTGATGGGTGTGGATGTCGAAGAGCCAGACGAGGAGAAGCAGAAGGAGCAGGCCAGCAAGAATTTCCGCCAGTTCCTTGCCGATGCGAGTTCCAACTTGCTCGTTGGCGGCATGCCGCAAGTTATTGAATCCCAACTTATTAAGTCCTTCAACTATGCCGCTTATCTTACGGCCATGCAGCTTGAGGATGAATCGGTCATGGGTGATGACGGAGAACTTATCTCATTTGACAAGTATCAAAAGGAGCGTTCACCCCTCTATCGTTATCAGACCTATGGTGGAGCGATGAGTCTTGGTATGTTGGAGATCGGCTTTGATCAGGCAAAGCAAGTGGCACTTAGTACTAAAATGGTGGCCTCCGAAGAAGAGATGGAAGCATTTACCCCTGAAGAAAAACGACTTCTTTATTTCTCTGCGCTATCTGATTGGCTTTATCTCATGCGCCTAAACGACACTGACTTTGCTCGCCTTGTTCAAAAGGCTCGACGCGACATGATTAAATCCGCCGAAGAGCGGGAAAAAGAACTGGCGCGTATCCGCGCTGGCCGCTAGATCAGTCCGCGATTCTTAGCCTCGTCCAATTCTTCCTGAGTCCATTGCTGGGCATACCAGACTTCTGATTCCCAAGGCAGCGGTCTCATGCGGTCAACCCCGAAAGAAAGTCTTCCATAGTTGTTGGGACTGTTCTCTTCCAGCTTCACAAACTTATCCTCTGGAAGCATGTCCTTGTCATGTGGAAGGAACAGGTATCCCCGCAAGAAATCCAGAATAAAACTATGGCGGATAAGGAATGTGGATTGGGCGCAACTCATCCAAGGTGCAGCATCCATCTTCGCCCCAAAGACCATGCCCCTGTCGCCAAGATCCTCGTACATCTTTTCAGGAACCCACCCAAACCACAGGCAATCAGCTTCTTTGTAAATGAAATCTCTACCACAGTTGTAGGCAATCATAGCCAGCGCACAGACAGAGGCCGACCATCCACACAACCCTTCGCGACCCTCTTTGATCAGATCTCCGACATGGCCCACGTTGTTATCTAAAAAGATATCCCCTTCTAATCCGCTACTGTAGTCCGTGGACATGATATAGTAGTTGTTGGAATACCTTTCGGTGTTGGTCTTCCAAACCCCAAGCATCATCTCGTCCCAATCGCAGCGCCGATGGTAGCCCGAACCAATGATGTAATTCATTTCTTGCGGTAGATGGATAGGGTGGGCTTTATCCAACGCGCCGTAGCAATAGACCTCAAGTCCCGCGAGAAGTCTTCCATCCATTGATATCCCCAGAATTCAAAGATATCATTCCAGTAGGATTGTGGTTGGCAATTAACATGGTGGTGACCGCCCGTAGACCATTGCGGTTCCGAGTAGGTCATGGCCACGATCTGGGCAGAGTTGAAGGTAGCCATGTAGTTGTTCACATACTGTTGTTCAACGTGTTCAACAAACTCACATGACCAAGCAAGATCAAAAGATCTATTTGGTTTGTATGGGCCTTGGGTGTAGTCATGGATCATTATCTTGTCCTTAACAGGGCTATGCTCAAGAGCCTTGTAAGATCCCTCAATCCCGATAGCGTCCACTCCATTGTCCATGAACCACTTGATTGCATGACCCTCGCCGCACCCAATATCAATTAGGTTTTTGGGCTGGAAGGTATCGATTAGTTTTTGCCATACGATTGGATCGTAAGTATCTGGGTCGCCGCCTTGAACAAACCCTCCGAGGTGGCCGTCTTGTACGAGAATCATTTAATTGCCTCCATAATAATGGTTTCGATTTCGTTATTGTGATCACCAATTACTTTTCCATGGCCTTCCAACTCACTAAATCCGCAACCACAAATCTTATCTGGATCAAATCCAGCAGCAAAGAAACAAGCTTCAAGAATCGAATGATTCCAAGCCGAGAGATGGCCGTGATCCAATAGGATAGACTGAACAGCTTTTCGTTTCGATCCATCCCCGAATCCAGATTGCCCGTGCCATTTGAGATACGGCCCGTCTGCCAAATCGTAGATCTTATCTACGCTAGGAACTGCAATCCGTAGTATCCCATCTGGTTTTAGGATTCGGTAGGATTCAGTAAAAAACCTCACGGCATCAGGGGTTGTGGTATGCTCGACCACATGCTCCGCAAAGATAAAATCAATTGAATTGTCTTTATATGGAAGGGGTTTGGTAATGTCCAGATCCGCATCATGGTTCTCCCAGCCAGCCAGAATGTTCCCGCCACAGCCTAGGTTTAGTTTTCTCATGGTTTTTGAAAAGCAACGGCCCCGTTAATAGCATCCACAATCCAAATAGATTGCGCTGGATTGTAATCCTTTTCAAATATCTTGGTCATGTCCATGAGGTATTGATGCTGTTCGTGGGTGATGTCATCAAACACAACCCACCCTCCAGACCTGACCAGCTTCCATCCATCAACCAGATCTTTTTGTCCGCCCTCATGGGAGTGGTCGCCATCGATTGTGACAAGATCAAATGATACTCCCTCCTGAATCAATTGAGGCAGGATATCGTGGGAGTTGCCATCGATAAATCTGGTTTTTCCTTTATATCCGAGACGATTTAACAGATCAATAATGTGGTCATGGCTCCCGCGCCCCGTTCCCCCGTATTCGCGGCCCCACATATCAACAAGTGTCAGGCTTTCAATTGTCGGACATTCATTGATCACAACTTCCAGACTTGTTCCTTCGTTGACCCCGACTTCCAAATAGGATTTTGATCCTTGGCATACACGGGATAGTGCTTCTCTTATTGCGTAGATATGTTTGTTCATGTTAATAGCATTTTGAATATTCTTTCATTCCATTTTGAGGCAGGACGATCCATGGAATCTGTCCAGCTTGATGGGTGGTCTTGATGGTGGAGGATTTTTTCATTCGGGATTTCGGCAGGATAGCGGTCTTCGATCAGGTTGTCCATCGTGGAAACCCATCCAAATTGACGCCTAATCCAAGCGGCTACGGCCAAGTCAAACCAAGGAGAAGCCACGGCACAGTCAGGGAAATTGTAGATTCGGTCTGCCAACCAGTCCCAGCGGAAGGCAAATAGCTCCCTGCCAATGTGGGCGGGATCGCGCCTCACCCCGACAGCCCCGAACCTACGGCAATGTTCGACTACCTTATGGAGGTTAATGATCTGCACATCATCATTAGTCCAGACAATGATGTCCCGACCCTTGGTAAACTTGAGAGCCTTGGCCAGCATCTCCTTCAGCATAGGTAGTGGGCGTCGATCCCCGATATTATTGGCTGTCCGATGGATATTATCTGCTGTCAGCATGTGGTCGAAGTGGGCTTTTTGGCTCTTAAAAGCCTCTCTATGGCGTTTTTCCTGCCCGAATCGATCCACAATCGCCCAGACTTCACCAACTGGAAGCAGGGTTTTTTCCACCTCGTCACAGATCTGGTCTACGTTGTAGTCCCGATATCGGAAGGTAGAGGTAGCGGTAACTGGAGGTGGACTCCCGCGCCATCCTTCATTAATCAAAGCAATCGTCGGACACTTGGCAGCATTAGCCAGCCATAGGTGGAGCGTGTCAATGGTCACCAGACAGGATGCCGCATCCAGAACCCCCAATAAATCAAATGGCTTTTCTGCTTGGATGGTGGAGAGGTCTACGATTTTGTATTCAGGGAGCCTCGCCTTAAGGCCGCGCATCAAATGTTCGCTATGCACGAATGGCGAACTTACCCCATGGGTAGCCACGGCAATGAACGGGCCTTCTGGGATTAGCTTTTGTTCCCGTTCGGGATCACGCCGATCAAATACATAGGGAAACTTCCTCCACATATCCCGAAATCTTCCCAAGCGGTAACTCTCCAAGGCATAGTTCTTTTCCTGCCTTGTCTCATTTGGGTGCATGAAGACCTGTGCAACCCGCAGGTCTGGTAGTCCTTGGCAAAGATTGATGCAATGCTGCAACTCCACGGGATCTCCGCTATACTTCTTTGTCTTACAGTAGCTTGTCCCCTCAAAGATCGAAGAGTATTTCTCCGATGTTACAAAGGTGGTTCCTTTGTTGGCGTAAGCCACGGGCAGGAGGTTGATATTGTCTCCGAGTCTCCCAAGATTCAGGATGGTCATAGCTTTTTGAGCGTATCCAAAAGAGGAAGGAGGTCAACCATAGAGGTTCGGCGTTTGATCTCCACTTCCAACATGGACTTGTATATACCATGTATATCCAGATCGGATATATCTTGGTGCGATATCCCACTTATCGCCGCCTCCGCATTATTATCCAACTGGGAAACAATCTTGGCTATAGATGACGGATTCCCTGCCTCGTAGTCCGAGTCCATGATGGTCTGAATGTCGCTATCCGACAATAAATTCCAATTATAATTTGATGCGATGTCCTTGCCGCATAGTAAAAGGTGGGCAACTAACTGTTTCCAAGCCTCTCCTTTCTGCTCTCCGTAGCGGGTTTCGGTGGGGAGGGCTATGTGTCCCCCGCCCATGGCCATCTTTTTCTTTAGTTGTGAAGGCTTAATGCCAAGCAGCTTCGCACACCGATTAGCCAATTCGTCTCGCTCAATCCCGTCTTCCAAGACTGATAGAGCCTGTCCGACTTTGCCAATGGCAATCTGTTTATCCTCAATTGAGTTTTTATCCAGCGATTCTGCCAATGCTTCAGGATAGATCTTGGCATTTGAGATCAGACTCGCAAGATCCCCGCCCGAAACTAAGAAGGAATCGGGATCTCCATCTGGCAACATGACGGATCTAACCCTAACACCGAGGCTTGCCAGCCCCGCAAACGCCTTAAATGACGCCTCTCGCCCCGCTTTATCTCCATCGAATACCAAGACAGCCTCTTCGCATAGACGGCGAATGGTGGCCCCATGGATGGCGGTGAACCCCGTTCCCAAAGGAGCAACGGCATTGGTAATCCCGCTCAAGTGGCATCTGATCGTATCGATCTGTCCTTCGACAATGACAGCCTGACCCGAATCAATGATGGATCGTTTGGCCTTATCCAGCCCGTAGAGAAGCTTTCCCTTGTGGAAGATGGAGGATTCAGGGCTGTTGAGATACTTGGCGGGATGGTTGTCGGTGGTTCTCCCACTAAATCCAACCAGAGTTCCCGACTCATCCGCTATCCCAAACATAATACGATTAGTAAAACGCAGCGTCCCGTTGTCGTAGGTTAGACCCGATAGGGTATGATGATCTGCTGATCTCTCTGTATTACCAAAAAGGCTATACCTGTTCGGGGCGAATCCTATCCTCCATTCTTCGCAGATCTCTTTATTGAATCCCCGTTCCTTGAGAATCTTTCGGGCCTCGACTTCCTCCTTACTTAAAAGCAAACTGAAAAATTGTTGGTGGGCTTTATAGACTACGGATACCAAGCCTCTTCGTAGCTTGTCGGCTTCGGATTCCTGCTCCTCAATGGCGATACCAGCCTTGGCTCCGAGTTTGCGGACAGCCTCTGGGAAGTTGATCTTGTCCATCTCCATGACGAAGCGGAAGACCGACCCTCCCGCCCCGCATCCAAAACAATGGTAGGTGTTCTTTTCATCGTTAATAAAGAAGGATGGACTCTTCTCCCGATGGAAGGGACACAATGCAGAGAATCGTCCGCCCCTCTGTTTCACAGGGAAGTAATCCCCCGCTACTTCAGAGAGACGGACGTTCGCCGCTATCGAAGCAATGGTTGTTTCAGAGATCAAAAACTAAGCGGATTAGGATTTGTTTCCATCTCTTCAACGCGAGGCAAGACATAGATCTTGTCCTTCGTTGGTTTGCGCGGGGCTTCGACAGCGGTCACCACACACAAAAATGCGGAGATAGCCACGATGAGTGCCAAGAATGCGTAAGGTTTCATTTCTTTTTATACTTTCTGGTTTCTTGAATGTTGGTTATGATAATAAATCCAAAGACTGTTACAGTCATAAGGATAAACAATACATTAATTATCCACGACAGGATCAGACCAAACATAGATCCTCCTGATCGTAGAGTTGACCGAGATCGCGGAAATGCTCCAAGAGTTTACCCATCAAATCATTGGAGACGATGTCTTCAATGTCGATAAAGTATTGGCGTTCCAGCTTTCTGCATTCTGCCACACTCAGGGTTAGCTCAATGTTACTTGAGTCATTCCAGATTGTGACCCTTCCCCTGCAACGCTTTTCGGCGTTGAGGCCAGCTTTAGTTATGTGACGATGTATCATGGTCAGCAAATCACGATTAGGTTTTTCTTCATCCAATCTTTGCTAATTCCCTTTTCGGCAAGACGATTGGTAATGGCTTTCTTTAGTTGCTTTTCGCGCTGCGAAGAGCCCGACTTTTTCTTTTTAGTTTTAGTTTTCATGGTTTGTGTGTTTGATGGAGATCCAATCCTCCGTTTGTTGGTATGCGTCCAGACGAGGAACCCAAGATACATTGCTGCACCATGAGATTCCTTCCGCCAGAAGCGAAGGTTGTTTCGGGGTTCTGACAAGTAGCATAAGATCATGCCACAGGTCACAAACAAATCTTACTTGAGTTTTAGACATAGGAATCCTCCTGACGTTGACATTCGGCCCGAATCGCGGACAGATCCTGAACATAGGGCAAGCATCCGAGGTGGATACAAGCACCCAAGACTTGGGCGTCCCCGAACTCTTGGCACAGGGCAAACAATGGGCGAGACTGATGGGTCTTCCCATTGATTCTGATCCCCGTCCAGAACTCGTAGTGGTCATTGCCACAGGCATCAGTCCACATATATCTCCCTCTCATTCAAGCCGCGAAGGGCTTTGGTAGTAAGCTTTGCCTCTTTTCTGGCAATCCTTGAAGAGGATCGGTTGGACATATGCTTCCGCAGCTTGTCCTCCAGTGCCATCTTGATGGTGGTGATTTCCGAGAAACCCAACCGAACTGTATAGCCACTGGTTGGAGGTCTGTATTTCTGTATTTTTGTTTTCATGGGTGTGCTTGTTGTGTTAGACATTGTCCGTCACCTGACGTTCAATGAAAAGTAGTTGGTCAATCCACGATTTTCCGCCTGAAGAAGGCGAGGCTCCCGCTCCAGTGGCGGAGAAACCATTTGTCCCCCCGCCTTTGACCAGTAAAGAGAAGGCAGATATCCGCTTTGCGGCCTTGCGGAATCGACCAGACAGAAAGGGACGGGGAGCCAGACGGCGAGCGGGAGAAAAGAAGTGGGCAACAAAAGGGAAATAGTTTTTCATGCGGTTCTCCAGATGCGGATCGTTTTCCCCTTGTCACCTGACCACGGGCGAGGCCAGATAGTCCGCATGGTAAATCTTTTTCCAGTTGATTTTTGATGGCGTTGCATGATGGAGCGAAGCTTGTTTGGGTCTTGTTCGTTTAAATCTTTCGGCCAATCCATCGACTGACCGATCTCCAAAAGCTTCAGCATGTCATGGAGGGGATGGGTGAATGTGGGAAAGGATCGGACTTTCGCAGGGATGGGTAGATCATCCCATATCCACAACTTGACCAGACGGCGGGGCATTGTCAGATATTCGCCCAACCATTTCCGCCGATAGCATCCGCCGCGCATTTGTCATGGCAGGATTCAC